GAATGCTCATTGATCCAGCAAAAACTGCAATACCAACTGCTGAACTTTGCAATCTACCACCGAACAAGGCAAACGTACCAGCTAAACCAGCGACAACAACGCCAAATGTTGCAAGGTTTGCCGGTGCTTGTGCTCCAGCATTTGCAATTCCTTCGAGTGACTTTGCAAGCAGTGCCAAACTACCAATTACAGCAGCCACACCAACAGCTTTAATAGCGAAATTAAGCCCACCAGATAACTTACTTTTTAAGCTAGTCACAGTTCCAGTGGTCTTTGATGCATCTTCTGCTATCTTTGTTAATCCAGAGGACTTTGCTTTTCCAAAAGTTTTTAACAACCCAGACACTGCACTTAATGGATTTTTTAGCAGTTGGAATTTTTTGTACAAAGCAAAAATTATCACACCATATGCTGTTCCCCATGCCATACCACTTGCCATGCCTTTATTTTTTCCAATCCAATCTGAAATTGCACTTACTGCCTTGCCTATCGCTCCTGCTATCTTACTCACACCATCTCTGAATTTTTCTGATGTTGCGTATGCGTATACAAACGCGCCAGCTAACAAAATAATAGTGCTTAAAATTGGATGTTTAACAACAAATCCCATTGCTGAACCAATACCAGTAAACACACCAGAAAGCCCCTTAATTGCACCAGATACGCCACCAATAACACCAGTGATTGCTTTCCAACCCATAAATATAGTCAATGCAATACCAGCGGCTGTTGCAATGGCTTGAATGACATTTGGATCTAATCTCTGAATGAATGTTGCAAAGTTATCAACCTGATTAGCAGCCCACACGACAGCATTGCCAACTGCTTCTGCTGCATTTTTTATTGTGAATAAGCTTTTACCATCAGTAGATTTCAGAGCTGACACAACTGAATCAATCGCACCACGAATGGCAAAGAAGGCATCGATAACAGCTATAACAGCACCAGTACTTTTGAATGCTGTCCAAAAATTTGCAGCCTGCTTGCCAACGTTTGAAAAAAATCCAATAATTTTATCAGCTAATGACGAGAAATTAATTTCGCCAATCATGTCAGTCAGGCCACTAACTGCACTAATTCCAATCTTACTAACTTTATCAAATGCTGGTTGAAGTGCATTAGTAAGCGTTTCTTTGAGTCCATCAACAGCCTGACCCACTGTCTTGAACTGTGTAGCCATCTTTGTAAAATTGGCGTTAGTTCCCGTTTTTTGAATAGTGTTAAAGAAATCTTGAGTTGCAACTTTACCACCTTGAATATTTTTAATCAGATCACCTGTTGACATGTTCATAGTTTTTGCCACTGCAGCCATACCAGCCGGTGACTGTTCAAGCATGAGCTTGAAATCTTCCCAAGCAACCTTCGGTTTTGCTGCCATTTGAGTCGCCTGCTGACTCAATGTTTTCATAGCTTGTGCAGGATCTTCAGATGCCGCTGCCAATCCACCAAAGCCCTTAACTAATTCACCAGTATTTTTGGTTCCGACGGCTGCTAGCTGTGCATATGTCGAAGCCATATCAGATCCTGAATAAATCGTCTGTGTGGCAAAGTCTTGCATACTTTTTTTAGCTGATGAAATATCCGATTTACTTTTTCCGAGCTGTTCCATGTTGCCTTGAAACGTCTGCCAAGTAGCACTAGATGAACTTAAATCACCTATTAAGCCTTTAACTCCATTGCTAATGGCTCCAATCCCTTTAACAATACCAGCCCCTATGATATTTGCGCCTAACATTGTTTTAAACAGTCCACCAGTTTTCTCAACTTGATTTCCTAGTTGATCTAGCTCGCTTTTTGGTTTTTGAAAACTCATACCGTTAACTGCATTAGCAACAGCACCTTTTAGACCGGAAGATGCTTGCGCTGCACTTTTCAACCCACTTGCATAATCTTTTAATGGACTCGAAAAGCGATCATATATTTGTAATGTTGCACCAATAGTTGCCATATCTGCCATCCTCTTTATGTACCACGAGAAAACTCTCGTGTTAACGCCGACGTTTTGCTTCACTTTCAGCTTTTTTACGTGCTCGTTCTTCTTCACGTACCCTGATATCAATACCAGCAATTATGATTGCTTTTTCGCGTTTTTGCAGTCCAGACCAATATTCAGGTTTCCAGTGAAATTCGTTCATAGCAAAAAAAAAGTACTGAAAATCAGCACCTTCGTCAGCTTCTATTATTTTTTTACTTCATCCACCAGTTCATCAAGTGGCTCTTGATCAAAACCACTCAAGTCCTGAACATCTTTAATCAAATCACCCCATTGTCCAGCTTTCAGCATCTTACGAGCCGTACCAGCAGCATTACCAATTGTGCCATAGTATTCTTGCAATTCAGCATCGTTTAAATCAGGAGTAACTACTGCTTCTGCAACCAATGTATCGACAAGCTTGTTTTGATCAACTTCTTTAACAATAGATCCATTTTGTTTCATACGACGCGTTGACCGCTTTGTGATGTTGTCAAATTCATCAGCGGTCAATGAACGGATCACAAACGCCTCATCGAATTGTGGAAACTTAATTTCCTTTGTCTCTTCTAAAACTGATGCATCTGCCAATAAGAATGACTTAATTGATTTTTGTGTCATGATTTTTCTCCTCAAAATATATGTTGTTTGTTATAAAAAATACTAAGCACGCTTTGGACCAGCAAACTTGTTTGTCATTTGGTAATCGTCAAACGTAAAGTCTGTTTCGCCCATCATCACACCGTCATCTGATGCCAAAGCAAACAAAGGTACTGTGTCAATCATAAATCCAGTCAATACGATAACTTGTTTTCCAACTGCTGATGTCTTATCTTCAACAGTTACAGTCAATGACATCTCTGGTAACACACCAGTATTTTTATAATTTTCCAGAACATCAGATACCCAAATTGATGATACTAAGTAACCGTTGATTGTTCCAGTTCCCTCTACTGATGTGACTTTCGATCCTTTAAATCGTGTGCCCAATCGTTGCACATCTTCTTTGTTAAAATCAACTTGTGCCGACACTTCTGTTGCTTCAATGAAAGGATAATTTTTTCCGTCAATTTTAACAACGACCATGCCTTCTTTTGAGTTGATCGTGTCCTGTTGATTTAGAATAACTTGATTAGCCATCTATTGCCTCCTTAATTTACATATACTGTCATGTATAGCTTTTCCATCGCATCAGTAGGTTGCACGTTAATCGAAACAACGACACTGTCTTTATTGTTACCTTGAGAGACAATGATGTCGTCTGTGATAAAGTTTTCAACTGCACCCTGCGCTTGTAACTGTGCCAGATATTCAGCACGATTTGCTTTAAACAAATCACGACCTGTTGCATTATTGGTCACTTGTCCAATGAAATTATCTTCCCATGTTTCACGAGTATTATTGGCGATTGCGTCTAATACGCGCAAGACACGGTTCTTTGAGAATTCATTACCTTTAGTGTTTGTAAACGTGTGTAGCGTGTTAATGTCCACTAACACTCTCACAAGATTACGTGATGCATCAAATACAAGTTGACCAGATTGCACTGCTGATATTTGAGCTTCTTCATTCAATCGTGGCACCACATCTACTCCGCCAGGAACAGTTTTGTATGTCAATGATCGATTTATAGCTGCTGCCGCGGTAACTCCAGCAAACCAACCTGCCATAATTGATGTGTTATATACTTGACCGGTCGCCATTTTCACACCGTTTGCAATAACAATCACACCTTCATGATCAGGATCGTAACCATCAATAGCAGGAATAACTGCTTGCACCTTACGTCCTTGGTTATCACGCAAGCGTATTGCGGTTGAAGCTAGTAAGGCATGAATTCCTGCCTCATTATCGGACATTGGCGCAACAATCGTGTTATATTCATACGTTTCAGCTGCCATGATAAAGTCATCAAGTGAACCAACTGTATCCGTTGTGCCACCAGCCATTGTTACGGTAACCCCTGTGACCAATTCTGCTAATTTTGAAGCCCCATTATCATTAATATCATCTGATTTCACTGTTGGAATAATGTAACTATTGGCAACTAATTCGGACGCTGTCGCAACTGTTTGAACATTAACAACTTGAGTAGCTAACAATGTTTTAACAATAAAACGTCCAGCTTTGCTTGGATCTGGCGCAATAGACACACTGATTGTGTTGCCCGTTTGACCTGGATGCTTAGCTGTAAATGACCACGGCAAAATTGTTAACGTACCAGTCGAAGCAGTACCACCATTAAAATTATAAACATATGCTGTGCGTGCATTAAGCAAGACTTGTTTCAATCCAAGTAGTGCTGGGGCATCAATCGTAACACCAAACAGTGCGAGAAAATCAGATGATTGATTAACCTCAACAACACCATTTTGACCCCAGTCAAGTCCACTAATTGTTGTCATGACAACACCATTAACATCATCTACTGATGTTGTTGATGTCTTTTTAGAATAAATATCAACATATGCACCAGGCAATGTCTTGTTTTGTGAAGCCCACGTTCCTCCTGCCATTTTTAAATGACCTCCTTTTTAAAATATTTTTCCAGAATACATCCAAGCATCAACTGCTTGAAGCGCTTCTTTATACGTATAAGTGCGTCCTTTTTTTAGCGCAATTAAAAAATAGTCATGCTGTCTACCACTGATTAGATCAAGTAACTCGAACTTAGTATAGTACGGCTCTTGTCGTACCGGTACTGGCGCTGGCGTTGGTTCCTGCACTGGTTCAGTCGTTAAATTTTCTTCCTTATCCGGAATCAATGTCACTAACTCAGCTTTGGTCGCGGACGTGTTATAAACAATACTATTGGCGTCTAAATACGCCTTAATTTCAGCAACTGTATTATCAGCTGTTGGTCTTACTGTCGTTTCAGCCATCCTTCATTCCTCCTATATAATCTAGTGATTGTTCAAACAGTTCATCGAAATCGCCACGAACACGTGTCCTAACGTCAAACGTATAGTGCAGTATTTCGTCAGTTATATTCAATTCAATGTTGATCACTGCTGCGTAATTTGGTTCAATTGTTCTCATATTGGCCATCAACCACTCAGACATGTTGTCCATATCTTCGCGAGATCGCACAGGATTTGGAAAGTACGCTACGTCAAACGCGTAACGCCGCCTATCATATCCATTTGGCTCGCCATTGATTGACACACTACCACGTGTTACTGCGAATGATGGTTCAGTGAAGCCAGATGGTATTTTCTCGCGATACACTGGAATATCTGGTAGTTTCTCATGCAAAGTGCCAATGATCAATGATGTCACATCTTCTGCCATACTAGTCCTCCAGTAAATTCTCGATTGCTTTGAGAAATTTTTTGCCAACGAGGTTTTCCCAGTTGTTGTCTATTTCTCGTAAAGAATCCCGAAGCATAAAAATCCCTGACTGATAACCAACTGTGCGACCGCCACGGACAATACGGTGACCATTTTCAATGAATGGTGCGTACTCTATATTATTAAAAACATCAATTAAAAAAACACCAGCGTGTTGTTTCGCCCCACTAGCTTGCCAATTACGACGCAGTGTTCCTTGATCGACCGGTGTTTTTTGTTTAACTTTTCGAATGACCACACCAGCAGTTTTAGTCAATGCGTCCTGCACTTCAGTTGCAATTTGTTTACCTTTTATTTTGTTCTCAAATTCCGAGATAAACGCGTCAAAATCACTCGTGTCGAATTTACCAAAACTAGCACTCATAACTTCACCATTGCTTTCTCATCACGAATCATAGTGACTTCCTGATGGCTAGCGTATGCTGTATATCCGGCAGATGAACGCTTGTAACGCGTCGTATTTCCATTGACATCAGTTACGTCTAAAATGGCACCAGCAGGGACAGAAACGCCATTTTCAAGAAATAATTTAACATCATATGCATCAGTACCAAATTGGCCATCATCACTTGATTGTTGATTATTTAATGATAGTTTGCATGCTAAATTAGAAACAATTAAAGCATCCTTTATCTCTGTTGCACCATTTCTAATAACCGGTTTTGCCCCATATATTGTCACACGGTCGCGATACAATCTGGATAATGTTGAACTTGCTGCTTTAAAGGGATAAACCGTCATAATCCCACCCCCGAATGCGACGATAACGAATTAATAATATCTTAAAATCGTCATCAACAAATGACACATTACTCAAGGATTGCAACGCTTGCTGTGGACTACCATAATTAATTTGAGTGTCTCCCTCTTTAATGCTAGTAACTGCACCAGCTCGACGTTCATCATCTGTCATAAATACGCCAGCTTCGCTAAACCAACCTGTTAATTTCAGCAACAATGTTGTGTCGAACTCTTCAGGCAACTCCTCTGATGGCATATTCGTAAACGCCACGACTTCATCAATGATCCGACTAACTGCCGTTTTCAAGATTAAATCATACATATCTTGTGCCACGCTTACTGGCTTAGGTTGCAATATTTTAAGATTTTTAATCAATTCATTTAGTCGCGGATATGCCATATTATGCCTCCAATAACGCTAACAACTCTGTCTTAGTTGCTTTAGCTGGGTATTCAATATTTTTGGCGGCAAGCGCTTCTTTAATTTCAGCAACCGTCTTGTTATCTTTATCAGTCTCGTCTGGTATGTCATCATCACCCACCTCTGTTGAAATGTATCCCAAGTCGGTTAACTTTTTCACACGCTCAGCCGGTGAATTTTCAGGATATTCACTACCGGAAATGTGTACAACTCTTGTGTGAATGTCTCGAAAACTTTGTAATACTGTATAAGCCATTTTTACCTCCTCTAATTACACAGTCGGTGTCAACTTATGTTGCAAAGCCACAACACCGATGTTTTTTGAGTCATAAACTGATTCCCAGTTACCAACTGTTGCCATTTCAGCGTTGGATGGCGTAGCACCAGCCACGGTCGTTGACTTGAACTTCACGCCGTATGGATGCATCGTGAATGCACGGCGAGTGAAGACCCGATCGTTACCAGCAGCTGCATCACGATCCTTTTCAAACGTTGTCATTTGTGCTGGTGTACCTGATGTACGTCCAAATGAACCAGAAGCCAACAAATATGTGTTGTATAAACCATCAGTCGGCACTAATGCATCATCAACAATGACACGGTAACCAAGATATGTTGGAATTTGTACTTGTGACTGTGATGCTGGAATGAATTGGATCAAGTTTTGCTTTTGCAAATCTGTGTAGACGGCTGAATGCATGACCAACAATGACAACTTATCAGCAGCATCACCTAACAATTGCTTTGTATCTAAGACAGCAGCTGCATCAATAGAAGCAGCTGTTGCATTCAAATGATCTGTATTTCCAGTAGTAAGTGCGCCGCTAGTTCCAAATAAACCAGCTAATGTAGATGTCAACACTTTTTGTTCTTGACGGGTCCAATATGAACCAATCTTGTTCTTCAATGATCCCATTGGGTCCGAACCTGACATTA